ATTAAGTGGCTTTAGATAATATCCATTAGATTCTGAAATTAAAGCCTTGAAGGTAGCTGTGTCATTGCACTTCACCACAACCATCTCGCCTGTATGTATATCGCATAATTGATAGTCAGGGTCGATGCAGATTTTCTCACCCTCTTCAAAGTAAGGCGCATTACTCAAGCCTTTGACTTCAAGGTAAAAACTTCTCTTACCAGCACCCGGAACTAAAGGTAGCTTCTCGCACTCCGCTAAATTACTAATCGACTCCATGTTGGTAAAATCTCCCGCCTGTACCCAAGATATAACTGGTGCATAAGTTACAGTCGCAACCAGATCCAGGCTAACACTATTATCAAGTTTTCTATCTGAATCCTCTTTCCCATTAAGAATCCAAGAGGATGTTGTTTTTAATGTCTTTGCAAGTGACTCCAAATATTTAGCACTTGGCGCATTAGAGCCATTGATCCAACCAGAAACTGTTGCGCGTCCAGCACCAGTTCCTCTCATCACATCTGCCTGACTCAAACCTAGCTCTTTCATTTTTTGATTTATGCGATCTGTAGTTGAGGTCATTTCAAGTATTTCCGTTAATAGCATGTTCGGAAGTATGAACAAATTAGTTGACAGTTACCCGAACAAGTGATTCAATAAACCGAACAAATATAGTTCGGAGAACAGAACAGTGAATGTTGCCGATCTACGAAAATTTTACAACGTAGAAAACAACTCTCAGTTGTCTAAAAAAATCCACAAAGGTCGATCCACATTGACCGGGTGGGAGGAAGAAGGAATCCCACTCGGCACCCAAGCAATTTACGAATTGCTTAGCCAGGGAAAACTTAAAGCGGATCGCCAAGCTTTAGCCATCTGGCAAGCCGCCAACGCTGCTTAAACCAATTATCAGCAACTTAGCTTTTTTAATAAACGTGAAAGTAAACAAGGTGTTCACATGGATATATCGAAAGAGACCAAAACCGCATTGCACAAGTTGGTGCACCAGTCGAACGGCATTACTCCAAAAGAGATAGCTGATCTTGTTGGCGTGTCTCATAACACGATTTTGAACTATGCCAATCCAAACATGGAAAACCATCTGCCGAGCCTAAAGGCGTTTGAAGCAATGCTGACTTATACGCAAAACCCAGCTCCATTAAAAGTATGGGCGCACAAATTAGGTTTTGTATTGGTTCCAGTAGATCAAGCTCAAGGCAAGGATCATGAACTGGGTGTTCTTGAATCGCTTCTTGGCATGAATGTAGGCAATGGTGCAGCAAACAAGCAGGTTTTGTCCGCTCTGGAAGATGGTGTGGTGACACCTGCGGAAATGGATGAGACAGATCGCATCCTGGAAGAAATCGAACAGAAAATTCAGTCTTTGCGTAAGGCCATGAAAGGCGAGTGTGCAAAGTATTTATCAGCTCTACAACGAGAAAAAGCCTGAGGTCTGAACTCAGGCTTTTAATATTCAAAAGGTTGGAACCCATTATGAATAATCAAATTTTAACTGAAATAGAAGTAAACAGAAAGATTTATTTGTTTCAAAAAGCAGTCGAGCGATATGCAACTGAAAAAACGATTGCCAATTCTCAAGCTTTAGCACAAGCGAAAACTGAATTATGCAAATTTGCAATGAAGGTGATGTCATGAGTGTTGATGCAACTCGTTGGGCTTGGTCTGCTCCAGTCAAAAGCTCAACACAACGCCTTGTCTTGCTCTCTCTGGCTGATCGTGCTGGTGAATACCACACCTGCTTTCCATCAGTAGCGCGCATCACAAAAGACACTCATCTGAACCGAAAAACAATCATGAAGGTAATTTCCGAACTTTGCGAACTTGGTTTGGTTGAAGATACAGGCCACCGGAAGGGAATTACTAAACAAGTTGTTGTGTACCGCCTATTGGGGGTTAAGACTCGCGAAGATGAGGAATTAAACAGTACCAATATTGGAACAGTTCCAAAAACGGAACAGTCCCAAAATTACCAAGAAACAGTACCGTTTTTACCACCTAACAGTCCCAAAAACGGTACACAGAACCTAAAAGGAACTAAAAAAGAATCTAAAACTATTATTAAGTTTAATTTTGCTCAGGAATTAAAAAATCTTGGTGCAGAAACTCAACTTATTAGTGATTGGATGCTTGTACGTAAAACCAAAAAAGCTTCCAACACCGAAACTGCTTTCAATGGTTTTAAGCGTGAATTGAAAAAATCCAACCTTGATGTAAATACAGCTTTAAAAATTTGTATCGAAAGAAACTGGCAGGGATTCAACTCATCTTGGTTGAGCAACATTAATCTTTCTGAATTCCAGAACTCTCAACCAGCACCAAACCCTCAAAACCTTCAAGCTGACATGGGGGATTGGTAATGATCGATATTCATAACAACTCCATCGAGCAATGTGTACTTGCTGCACTGATGACCGTTCAGAACTCACTTGAAACCGTGATGAACGATCTGGATGAAAACTGCTTCTTCGCAACTCGTCACCAGGAGATCTACAAGGCCATTACTGACCTGGCTAACGAGAACAAACCGTACGACGTGGTTTTCGTTGAACAGAAACTGAATGAAAAAAATTCACTGGTTGGTGTAACGCCTGCTGAATACCTAATGACGTTGATGGCAGATGCACCATCAAGTTTCTACAACCTGGAATCTTATGTTGCTGAGCTCAACAAGCTGAAAGCGCATCGTGAAGTGGAAAAGATGGGCCGAAGCATTCAGGAAGTGGCAAGAGATTTAACCGTACCTGATGTGCATAACGCTGCTGAAAATATCCTAAACAAGGCAACCACGAATGAAAAATTGGAGAAGTCTAGTTTTACGTTTGAGGAAGCACTAAAACGCGCTGGTGATCAGTTAATCCAGAAAGCCGAAGCAAAAGCCAACAAGCAGTACACAGGGGTTAAGTTTAACCTGCCTCATCTGGACAACGTAGTGGGCACCATTCAAAGCGGACACTTTTGTGTGATTGGTGGTAGACCTGGCTCTGGAAAGTCCACTCTAGCGCAAATGGTGGCGATTCAGACCGCTATGCAGTTTAAGGAAGCGGTGCTGGTTGTATCTGCCGAGATGGATGTAGAGACATTCACCAATCGCTGTATCTCAGCACTCACCCAGATTCCATACGACAACATCCACAATGCTGACCTGTACGACGGGATGATTAAGGAGTTTGCATATGCTCAGAATCGTTTTAGCAAGCTGCCAATTCATGTTGAAGATAAGCAAAAGCCGACCATTGCAGAGATTCATTCCTATGCGCGTAAGGCCAAGCGTAATTACAAAAAATTAGGCTGCATCATCATTGATTACCTGCAACTGGTACGTGATCCAACCAAGAAAGACCGCTATCAGGAAGTAAGTTCAATCAGTCGTGATTTGAAGGCGATGGCGAAGGAATTCGATTGCCCTGTAATCGCACTGGCACAGCTCAACCGTGAATCTGAAAAGGGCAAACGCCCGAAAGCATCCGACCTAAAAGAGTCTGGTCAGATCGAGCAGGATGCGGATCAGATTTTATTGGCCCATCCAATTGTGAACAGTGATGACGAAATGCCGAGTGGGATTACGGAAATCATTATCGCCAAAAACCGTCATGGCAAGAAAGGCGTAGTTCGGGTGATGGATCGTTTAGATATTTGTCGCTTTGCATCGGTACGAGTAGAGGAAAGCGCAGGGGGTGGGGTGTGAAGATTAAACGTATCGTGTGTTGGTTTAGTTGCGGCGCTGATTCGGCTGTAGCGACAAAGATAGTATTACAACAAGCACCTAAGCTTTATCCAGATGTGCCAGTGGTTATTGTGAACAGTCCAATCAAAGAAGAACACTCAGACAATGAGCGATTTTTAAAAGACTGTGAAGTTTGGTTTGGTCAGAAGGTTATTAAAATTTATAACCCTAAATACCCAGCCGACAAAAACTCAATATATGAAGTTTTCAAGAAAGGTTTTCTTAAAGGGCCAAATGGTGCCCCTTGTACCACACAACTCAAGCGCATTCCTCGCGGCTCATTTCAGCAAGAAGGTGATTTGCATGTATTTGGCTTCGACTTAGATGAAACTGACCGCGCAATAGATTTTGAAGAGCGTAATCCAAATATCAAGACGTGGTTTCCATTGATAGGCGCTTATCTTTCAAAAGCCGATGGCCTTGCAATGCTTCAGGATGCAGGAATCGAAATTCCAATGATGTACAAGCTTGGTTATTCAAATAATAACTGCATTGGCTGCGTAAAAGGCGGGATGGGTTACTGGAACAAGATCCGTAAGGATTTTCCTGAAACATTTGATCGCATGGCAAGGGTAGAGCGGGAAATTGGTCACTCTATTTTAAAGGATCAAAATCGAATCCCTGTTTATTTGGATGAATTAAACCCAAGTGCAGGCCGTATTCAGGATGAGCCAAACATTAGCTGCTCTTTTAGTTGCGTGATAGCTAAAGAAGATTTTGAGTGGGGTGCAGCATGATTTTTGAAACAGAAAAAGTATCGACTCAAATTAAAGACCGTTCGGATTGGGATATTAGTGAGTGGCTGGAAAAAAACAAAGTGACTGAGCTGCCATTGGGTTTTACCAATTTCAAGGATGGAAACATTCCATTAGATCGAAAGCAGATTGTAAAACCTGAAGCTGAACGCAATGCCAAGCTTGAACGAATTAATCAGGAGGCGCGTCAATCCAAAGCAGTAATCAAGCGCCAGAAAGAAGCGGATCGAATCAAGCGTCAAAAGGAGATGGAAGCTAGAAAGATCGAACGTGCGATTGCCAAGCTTGAGCGTGATGCAGTCAAAAAAGAACAAGCAGTGATCAAGGCGGAACTTAAAGCACTAGGTCAGACTCAGGTTCAGGTGGATCGTGCTGCAAGAATTAATCGTCAAATGTTGCTATTGGCTGAGTTTAGAAGCAAGGCGCAGCTTGGTGATATTCAGGCTATGTCTAGAATGCTTGGATTTAAGAAGGACATCATGAGCAAACTGGCTGCTGGTGGCGTGGCGCTGAGCACAAAGCGTCTGGTGCTACTCGAAGAAATCCTGCCGACTTTTGAATACGGCACACATATAAACCGCAGCAAGGTGGTGGCAAGGGAAATTTCACCAAAGCGCCAGATATGGATCAGAAACCATGAGGCCAAAAATGCAGCCCTGGCAAAAGGCCATCGTAAATTTATCGGGTTTTGTCATAAGGAAAACAAAGAAACGATTTTCCGTATCTATGCGACTCGTGATGTATCTGCATGTGTGTCGTGTGGCAAGGCTTCGCAAAAGAGAAAGCGTGAATTAACTGCAAAAAAACCACGCGAGGTATCGGAAAACAGAAAGCGAATGATCGAGGCGCAAGCTCAAAACCTTAAATCGTTTATCGGGGTGTGTAAGCATCATGGAGAAACATCGTTCCGCATTCACGATATTAATTCATTCAAGTGCAAGTTGTGTGCTGCTGAAGCTATGCAAAAAACCAGACTGCGAACTCGATCCGAGCTTGAGAGCAATCCAAGAACAATCGAGCTTCGGGAATTTTTAAGAAGCGATGAGAAGAACGGACGGGTTTCAGCGTTGGCCAGATTCTTAGGTGTGTCCATCACTACGGTTTCAAATTATGGATTAGGGAATGCGGCAATTCCAGATCAGCAGTGGGAAAAAATCAAAGAGTTTAAGGCGCAATTGCAAGGAGCAGCAGCATGAATTTAATCGAGAAAACAGAATTAAAGGAATGTGACCATGATTGGGAAAATATTTCCAAAATTGAGGACACCAAACGTCAACTTATCTGCACTTACTGCTCAGAACAAAAATCAGAGCCTTTTGATGTGAATGTAAAGCAGTGGTCGGATGAGGAAACTGATCATTGCACGGACATCAAGAACCATATCAGCCCGAATACGAAGGTGATTGAGAAATGAAAATTATTTTAATCGCATTTTTATTAATGGTATCCATCCAGGCGAATGCCTCATGCAAATACGAAGCTCGCGTTAGATTGGGTTTGGTGTGGTACACGGTGGATATTAAGACTGAAAAACCGCTAACCAGAAAACAGGTGATTGGCCGTCTAGCTCAAAAATATAACTTTCATGATGTTGGTGATATTTACGAAGTCAAAGGATGTGAAAGATGAGTGATTTTGAAAAGTGGTTTAAGGATCAGGATTTCTACACAAACATGCGATTCATTCACGGTGACAAGCTATTTGACAAGGATGGCGATGTATATCGGGTGCTGCCGGTTCAGATGACTTATCAGGGTTGGAACACACAACGTCAGCGTTCTAAGGATGAATTTGTTGCCATCACTCAAGAATGGCATACCAAAGGCTGGAATGCTCGTCAGGGTGAGATTGATGAGTTAAAAGCTCAGCTCAACAACATGGAGGCTTGTTATATCGAGAAGAAGAAGGAGGTTGAAGCTGTTTCGCAAGTGCTTTGTGAGCTCAAGGAGTCTTTAAAGGATTTTCAGGAAATGGATTTATACGACAAGGGGCATCGAGTTACCACTGAGTATGTAATTGCTGATTTAGAACAAGCTCTGCGAGGTGCCAATGACTAATCTTCGAATCACCGCAGCACAGGCACGAAAAGCCGGTATTGGTCCTCGATTTGGCGTAACAGCCAAGTCGGGGAAAAAGAAATCCAATCCAGATCCAATGCCAAAGGTTCCGGCTCATCTGGTCGAAGGGAAAGGGTTTGGTGTGATGAATGATGAACTGCTTTGGTGTGAAGTTTTAATCACGCCTCCTTCGGTGAATCACTATTGGATACGTGGGGCGAACAAGACCAATCGATTAAGTAAGCGTGCAATCCACTTTATTGACGTTATGAAGCGTTTTATTGAGCCGGCAGGGTATCAGGGCAGAGTTCGCGTAAAGATCGAATACGCGCCACCTGATGCGAAAATACGCGACATCGATAACATCGTGAAGCCTTGCTTTGATGCTTTATCGAAAGGTGGATTGATTCTGGATGATTCCCAGGTGGATGAATTGCTCGTGAAGCGGTTGCCATCAGAAAAAGGCGGGAAGCTGATTATTCAAGTTGAAAAGTTAAGGGTTTGAGGGGAATAGGGATGAATGCGGCAACAGAGAAAATGACAAACCTTGAATGGCTTACTCAGATTGGTCTTAAAGCGATTGAATATACCGAGGATCCGAAAGGCACTGGCGAGAAAGGTCCATCATGGGAAGACCGTTGCGGTGCTATTGCTTCGATTGAATGCCCAGCGTGTAAAGCGTATTGTGAATTGTTGGTGTGGGGTGATTACCGGGATAATACGCAAGCATTTGTTGAGGTCTGCAAGTACATCACAAAAATTCTGTATTCCACAGCAGGGGAGAGGGTGAGTCGTCAAAAGTTTGATTTGCAGTTGTTTTGCTTTAAGGTTGCAAAGATGGGTGTGTTTTATAATTTGCGACCAAAATTAAAAGAAGAAAGAACGCTTCAAGGGCAGTTAAACTTCTTTGGTATCACAGAGGTGAATGCTGACGGATTTGCAAAACGGCATAAATATTTAACTTTCATGGTTGAGAGCATCCTCGATGGGTTTAATGAGGAAATTGATTTCTATGTTGATGAATACAGAAAGAAATTAAGAGATTGACACCTAAACGTCTCTAAGATATAGTTTCTGTACAGTGGTCAAACTGCATTTGTAAAAGACCACGGAAAAATAAGCTCATCGAAAGGTGGGCTTTTTTAATGCCCTGAGAAATGTTGGTGTAAGCAATATCAGGGCACCAATGGCGGTCCTATTAATTTCTAGTGGTTTTTAAATTAATACCGCCTCCCAGATTCAGGAGATCCACATGCTCCAATTTCTAAAACGATTATTCTGCTTTCATCACTATGACTACGAGTCAGATATTTTTATTCAGATCGAATGCCGTAAGTGTGGAAAGCGTCGAGACAATTACACGAATTAGCCGAACGTATTACGGCAAACAAAGCCCCTCGCATTCTGGATGTTGAGGGGTTTTCTTTTCTTATTGGTGGTGGTTATGGACATAGTATCTGCACAAAGGGAATTAAAAGAGCATTGCGACCAGATTGATATTTTGCTCAGCCTGTCACGCAGCATGATGACTGCTAAAGAGATGGTGAATGTTGATGAAAAGCTTAAACGCCACCGAGAGCGGGCAAGAAACATCAGAATCAATCTCTATGAAGCGCAACCCCAAAAGACTCGCAGCAATCAGAAAGCTGCCATGCATTCGATGCGGTAATCCCAATAGCCAAGCTGCTCATTCCAATTCAGCAAAGCATGGTAAGGGTAGGTCGATTAAGGCCAGTGATGAGTTCACAATTTCCCTTTGTTTTAAATGCCATGCTGCATTCGACCGTTTTGAATTGGGTAATCGGGCAGAGAGTGAAGCAATGTTTGATCAGTGGCTGGTGAGAGTGAATCGGATGTTGAATCAAACAGATAAAGA